GAACCAAGTATAAAACCAATTACAAAACAAACCCATTCACGTCTGTAATGTAATTCTAATACTTTCCAATCACTTTTAGTTTTACCAAAAATAATCATTAATCCTCCTTTGCTCTTTTATTTAACCAATCATGTATATCAATTGATATAGTTTCTGGCAATTCAGTTATAGTTTCTGTGTACCACGTTTTATCTTCTCTTTCCCAAGTTACAACAACTGCCCAACCTTCTGGTTTTTTACTCATTGCTTTTTTCTTTTCATGCATTTTAGCTTTGTTTTTACTTCTTACTAAATCCAATGCGTCAAAGTCTATTGCCATTATTTTTCCCCTTCTATTGTTACAACTGTTTTTTCACTAACTAAACTTTCTTTGTCATAAGAAACAAAATTTAAAACATCATCTGGATGATCACAACAACAATCACAAAGAGGATGTCTATAAACCTCCGTTACAGTTATTAATGCAAATTCATTTTCTAAACTTATTTTTTTTTTAGCCATTATTTACCTCCTTTATGTTCTTTATAGTGATTGTGTAAAATTAAAAATCCACCACCTCCAATAATAGTGCCAAATACAAATTCAATTGTAAAAGCAAAAACAACGCCAAAAAAAAACATAAATCCTCCCGTTATTAAAATATATTTATTCATTTTTTACCTTCTAATTTATTTGTAATAGTTATTAATTTAGCGTTTATATCAATAGGCTGCTTAATAGCTTGACACAAACAATCATACACGGTTTTACCCGTGTACAATTTTCCCTTTATTCTCATTTTAATCATTAAGCTGACTTTCTAACTAAATTATCTTTTACTTGAGCCAAGTTTAAAATGTTTTTGGTAGCGGTAATAAAACCAGAGGCTTTACATTTAGACCCTTTTTTAATTTTAAACCTTACCCAAGTTGTTTTAGTCTTGTCCTCATTATCTTCATCAAACATCTGATAATATTTAATATCTGACATAGGTAATTTATTATCCTCAACTTGATCGTTGCGTATAAACTTTACAGATAATGGCTCATCTGCGGGCTGTGGGTTTTTCTTCCAAGACCAAGCATCACGACAACATTCAAAGTCTTTTTTAATCATTTGGCAAAATGTAAGTAAATGCCAAACAGGTAGATCGTAAGGCAATTCCCTAGTTTTACAGTAATGAGTTTCCACATCCTGCCCCTCGTAGTCTGGTACAGTTTTAGCTTTTTTCATCAATGAAAAACTTTCACAACTTTCATAATTACCATTAATAATAATTTCATCTGGGTAAATCCCTACGTTGAAATTTTTACCAATGCTTTTTAAGTATTTTGCTTCATTCATAACAGCAACCCACTCATCTGCGGTAAAATCTGTCGGTTGTGTAAAGTAGTTAGTATATCCCATTTTTCCTCCTAGTTTGATTTATTGATTAATACTATTTTTTTAATACCTATCCCATTTTTATACGGGATAACCTTATAAGGCGTAGGGCTGTTAAGCCCTGCCTCAATTGCTTGTTTTATATATTCTGCCCAATTCATATTCCTCCTAGTTTAATTGCGGTAGATAAGACCAAAATTTAATCCCTGCTACTGCGGTTAATGATAGACCAAGCCACACGCTTAAATGTATGGCTATAATTACTCCTAAAAACATAAGCGCAAAACAAAGCGCAAACGCAATTGCTGATAAATAAATATTCATTATTCATCCCCCCATAATCTAACGATTATAAGGGAACAAATTAGAGCCAATAAAAAGTATTCCATTACCACTCCTTCCTAGTTTCTGGCAAAATATGGATAACATTACCAAAAATTTCACCATCAAATAATTTGTTATAAAGTTTGGTAGCCTCAACATTGATAGGTTTAAGCCTCCATTGACCTTTTTCATCTTTTTGTTTTAGTTTGCCATTCTCATCAACTAATAAACAACCATAACTTTCAAGATCAATTCTCTCAACATAACCGCCAACGTGTTTTTGAGCCTCCTCTAATGTAGGCTCAACACCATCATAAACAGTTAATCTGCCTTCAAAGTTATTATTAATTACGCTTACTGTTTCCATGTTTTCTCTCCTATTTTAATTAACATAAGTTAATAATTATTTCATTTGATAAAACCCGTCAACCCATAAAATAACAATTTGCATAAAAAAAAACTTTAGTTTATAATGTTGCAAATATGTCACAAACCCTTACAGACAAACAAAAAATGTTCGTTGAATACTTTAGTCAGACGGGCAACGCTACACAATCCGCAATCAAGGCGGGATACTCTGAAAAGACTGCTGAACAGCAAGGCTACGAACTTAAAAACAAACTACAAAACCAAATTGAGGCGGCCACTAAAAAGCTGCTCGGGTCTGCTGTACCAATGGCGGTAGATAAACTTAAAAAATTGATAGAGAACGACAAGACTACTCCAAGCGTTCAACTAGGTGCAATCAATTCATTGCTAGATCGTACGGGCTACCAAACTACAACCAAATTTGAAGATATAACGGGTAAGAAAACAGACGAGGAACTTAAGGCCGAACTAGATCACTTACTATCAAACATGAAGATCGTTAAACTTACTGATCCTAATGATGGCGGGTCTAGCTTAAACTAGGTCGTTACTCCTCCATATCTCATCATACATAAGCATAACACCTAAAGGATGACACAAGCCTCATCACTCTGATTACCTGCGTAAGATGGCTGGATGATCGGTGTCCACACACACACACGCCTTCCCCCTGCTGCTGCCTCAAGTGCTGCGGTCTGGTAGATATTACCCCTGCTTTGTTCTATTCCCCTCCTACATACACACACAAACAAGGGCTTCTTTGTGTGGATGGATGCCCGTGATTTGACCCCCACCCCCCCAAAACGATATTTGTGTCACTATACAATGGATGCCTCCGCAAACTCATGGGTAATTATTAAATATTAACCTATGTTAATAGCTTGCATATATAAAATTTTTAAACTATATGGCTTATATGGCACGTAAATTTCTACAGATAAAAAAACCTCAAACTTTATTGCATTTTCAGAATAGTACGTATATCTATAGATATGTTCTTGTTGATAGAGTTCCTTATACTGCTACACAACATTATGGGTTTGATGATAAGACGCATATGACTACCGAAGAAATTTTTGAGTTAGCAACACCACGTAAAATACGTAGAAAATATATTATAAAAAATGACAAGTGACGACCTAGAACAAGCTGTTAAGATAGCCAAAATATTAGAGCAAAGAAAAGCTACTAATCGTATGAGTGAATATAAACCATACAAATACCAAATGAAATTCCATAATGCAAAAGCGCAACAAAGATTGCTTATGGCTGGAAATAGGATCGGTAAGTCTTTTAGTGGGGCTATGGAAATGGCGTACCATGTGACGGGTCTATACCCAACGTGGTGGGAAGGTAAACGGTTTAACAGACCAATTCGTGCTTGGGCTGGGGGTGTTTCTAACGAAACCACTAGGGATGTTTGCCAAAAAGAACTTATCGGTCAACCAGATGACCCGTCTGCTAAAGGCACAGGTTCAATACCTTTAAAATACATAGTAGAAACTATTAGAAAAGCTGGCGTACCTAACGCATTAAACTCTGTTATTATAAAACACGTTTCTGGAGGCCATTCTAGGTTAGGTTTTAAATCTTATGATATGGGTAAAGAAAAATGGATGGGTGAAAGTGTAGATGTGATCTGGTTAGATGAAGAACCACCTACTCCAATATATACTCAATCACTAACACGGACAGCCGATAAAGGTGGTGTAGTATATATGACGTTTACACCAGAAAGCGGTATGACACAAACAGTTGCACAATTTGTAAATAATTTAAGAGCAGGCCAAGCATTAATAACAGCAGGATGGGATGATGCACCTCATATGACAAAAGAAGTTAGAGATCAAATTTTAGCCGCATTACCGCCACACGAAAGAAAAATGAGAGAACGTGGAATACCACAATTAGGTACTGGTTTAGTATTTCCTGTAGCAGAAGAAGAAATTGTATGTAAAGAAATTGAATTACCAGATCATTGGCCAAAAATTTGTGGGCTGGATTTTGGTTGGGATCACCCAACAGCCGCAGTATGGATTGCTTGGGATAGAGATACAGATACAGCTTATGTTTATGATTGTTATTCTATGAGGCAAGAAGCAGTACCTATTCATGCATCTGCTATAAAAATGAGAGGTAAACATATTCCTGTAATTTGGCCTATGGATGGTAGGCAAGCTGATAAAGGGTCTGGAAAAAGTCTAACACAACAATACAAAGAAGAAGGTGTAAACATGAGTAGAGAACATTTTAGTAATGCACCTGCAAATGGACAAAAAGAAGGTTCTGGAGGTAACTCTGTAGAAGCAGGTGTTCAAGAAATATATACTAGATTTAAAACACAAAGGTTGAAAATTTTTAAAAATCAAGGTAAACTACTAGAAGAATTGCGTATGTATCATAGAAAAGATGGTAAGATTGTACCAGCTAATGATGACGTAATATCTGCAATGAGATATGCAGTTATGTCGTTAAGAAAAGCTAGAACAAAATCGTATGAAAGATTACAAGTGCAATCAGAACATGAGTTTAATATATTTAATTAACAAGGAAAAAAAATGGGATTTGTAAGAAGAATTATAAGAACAATTACTCAAACAGTACAACCACCTGTAGCACAAGTACAAGCACCTGTACAAGCACCTGTAGCAGCACAAACTGCACCAGTAGATGTTGCGGCACAAAAAAAAGCAGCATTAGGTTCTGGTTATGGTACAAGTGGACAGACAGTAATGGCTGGTGGTGATACAGAAGAAGCAAATGTTTCTAAAACTATTTTAGGTGGCGGAAAAAAGAAAAAAATCAAAGCATAATTTATGGTTGAAGTCGTAACAAACGACAAGTGGAGAAAACCAATTGGTAATTATTTAAAAAAAAATTGTCATATATCTGCTGACATAAAAGATGAATTTTCTTACATTGGTTTTATAGAAAATGATAAAATATTAGGTGGATTTTTATTTACTGATTATGATGGTCATAACATCTACGTTCATCTAGCTATAGAAAGTCCTAGATTATTTACAAGAAAACATATAAGATACGTCTTTGACTACGGTTTTAAACAAATCGGCTGTGGTCGTATGACAGCAGTTTGTAAAAACGGATATGAACGTAATGAACGTATTTTATCTGGAACAGGTTGGAAAAAAGAAGGCGTAGTTAGACAAGTTATGAAAATAGATAATAATTTTGTTGATGCGGCTATATACGGTATGTTAAAAGAAGAATGTAAATGGATTTAGGAGAATAATTATGGGCGGAAAACCACAACCACAAATGCCACCACCAGTAGATCAATCGGTCTATGATAAAACAGATGCTGCAGAAGCAAAACTTGCGGCTGAAAAAGAAAAAATGTTAGGTACAAAGAAAAAAGGAATGCGTGGAACAATTTTAACTTCTGGTGTAGGTGATGAAACAGAAGCGGAAACAAGTAAAACAGTATTAGGAGGAGGAGTATAATGTCATTGGTAAAAAATATTAATGCTAGAAAAAAAGCTGGTACTTCAAGACCAAAAAGTAAATCAACAGTATCTGCAAAAGCATATAAAGCAATGAAGTCTGGTTGGAAGAATACAAAAAAAAGTTAGTATGGCATCTTTTGAATATGTAAAAAAACGTCTAGGCTCTATGGAAGAAGATAGAGGGTCTTGGGAAAGTCATTGGCAAGAAAT